AATTCAGAAACAATCGTAACTGACAAGAAGGCTAATCCGCAGACTGCAGAACCAGGTCTTCCAGGAGAATCCGGATCAGGAGAACCGGATGAGCTGGTAGGAAAGGTCCCGAAAACGCCAGAAAGAAAAACTAAAAAAGGAGCAAAATAATGGGCTTCAAAGATCTGATCAGGGAAGATGTGAAAAATGTATTCATGAATCCGGAAGAATTCTCTGACCTTCACACATTGAACGGTGTGGAGGTTCCGGTTCAGATCGATAACAATGAGCAGATCGAAAGAGAAAAGAGATTCAACCAGAACATGGACGGAATCTATGTCAATCAAAAGCTGATCTACGTGTCGGCCGAAGATTACAAGAAAGCGCCAGGACGGGCCGGATTGCCGAAGCAGGGAACGACAATCAGCTTAGATGGAAGAGTCTACCGAGTAGCAGATGCAATCGATGAATCAGGAATCTATTCAATAACACTGGAGGCGAACCGCGCATGATCACAGTAGAAGTTGATAAAGCCGATCTCAGGAGGGTTTATAACGCTCTTGGAAAAATCGGGAATGATGCACCAAAGGTAATCTGCAGGGGAATCAATAAGACAGCAAGCAGCTCAAAGACACAACTGTCAGAAAGAGCCAGAGCTGTCTACACAGTTAAATCCGGAAAATTCAAAAGCAACATGAACATTCAGAAAGCGACCTACAGCAGGCTGGAAGCTGAAGTGCAGGCCAAGGGAAGACCTCTCAGTATTACATCCTTTAAGACCACCGCACCTAAAAGCGGAGCAAAGGCTAACATCGTGAAGGGAAATGGACTGAAGGCGCTGAACATGGGTGGCATCAAGGCTTTTAAAGGCCAGGGGCGACTGAATGGACAGATTTATCAGAGAAGAAGTAAATCCAGATTCCCGATTAAGAAACTGAGTTCAAACTCGGTGCCGATTATGATCGGAAATGAAAAGGTATACGACCAACTGGAACCAAAGATAAAGCAGATGCTCTACAAGAACATCGAAGCACAGATCAAATTCTTAGTGGGGTAAGGGAACATGACAAAGAAAGAATTTCTTGATGATTTCGCAGAAGAACTGCAAAAAATTCTGCGAGATGTGTATACGAAAAATGCAAAGGGCGAAGAAGTCGGCGTGTCCGTGTATAAGCACCGCCTGCCGGTTATCACTGAAGACGAGGACGACGAGTCAAAGTACTTTCCGTATGCAATCGCCAGACTTTCAGATGCCGATACGGACGAAGGACAGCCGTGGAAGCAGAGGGTTTATATCCTGCTTGGAGTTTATGATGATGATCTGGCAGGAGCAGGATATCTTCATATCCTGACTATGATGGAAAGAATCACAGACAGATATCTGAAAGAGCCACTGCTGAATCATAAATACCGTGCAGAACCAAAAATGAGCACAGACACCCAGGATGAAGATACTTATCCGTATTACTTCGGGGCAGTTGAAATGACTTTTAACATTCCGAAGGTAGAAAGGAGAGACGATTTTTCATGAATAATTCAGGGAACGCAGAATCGACAGAAAATGTTGAGACAACTGCAAAGAAGGTGGCCAGGCCTAAGGATTCGACCACTAGAAAAAAAAGCGCCGACAAAGAGTCAATGATGTACGTCGGTCCTACAATCCCAGGCGTAGCAATTCAGAATACCGTCTACACGGAAATGCCGGAAGCGCTCGAAGAAGCACAGAAGGAATGTCCGGAATTCGGTAATTTATATCTGCCAATCATGAAGTATGCAATGGCAGAGCAGATGATCCGAAAGAAAAGCGGGTACATCTATACAGCGTATAAAAAGGCGCTGGAATACAAGGAAACAAGAAGTAAAGAAGGAGGAATAATCTAATGAGCAAGCATGGAATTTTTATCCACGAAGAAGGCACAGCCCTCTCCGCTCCAATTACAAGCGGATGCTCTATCCAGGTAGTTATCGGTACAGCACCGGTAAACATGGCGGCTGATCCGTCAGCAGTAGTGAATAAGCCAATCCTCGCAAATTCTGCACAGGAGGCAATGGCAGCACTTGGATACAGTACAGACTTTGCAGCGTACACACTCTGCCAGACCATGTACGCAACAGCGAACATCTATCAGGTGGCACCGGTTGTTTACATCAATGTCCTGGATCCAAAGAAGCACAAGAAAGCACTTACAGAAGCAACGTATCAGGTAAATCAGATGCAGGCAGTAGTGAATAAGCCAGGAGTGCTCTTGGACGGCCTGACAGTCAAAGGAGGCGCAGGATCCTCTGCATTGACAAAGGGAACAGATTATACTGCAGAATTTGACAGCACAACAGGATACCTGATTATCACACTTCTGGAAAGTGGAGCTGGAAAGTCAGAGACAAGCCTGAAAGTATCCGGAAACGTTCTGGATCCAAGCATGGTAACTAAAACAGAGATCATCGGAGCATACGACTCAAGTACCGGCGCAGAAACAGGTGCGCAGTTGATCAGAAGAATCTATCCAAGCCTCGGCGTCATTCCGGGATTGATTCTTGCACCAGGATGGTCTCAGATTCCGGAAGTCGGAATCGCACTGGCAGCAAAGGCGGCCAACATTAACGGAGTATTCAAAGCAATGGCGCTCCTCGATTTGGATACGACAAAAGCTACGAAGTACACAGACTGCAAGAAGGTGAAAGAAGATAGTGGATACACATCCGCACATTGCATGGTCCTCTGGCCATATGACAAGGTCGGAGAACTTATCTTAGCGAAATCTGCAGTAGTGGCAGCAATGATGGCATATCAGGATACAGAGAATGATGACGTTCCGAACCTGTCTCCATCAAACAAATTGCTCGGAGTGACCGGTCAGTGCCTGGCAGATGGCACAGAGGTCTGCGTGGATCAGGACCAGGCATCCACAATCAATACATGCGGAGTGGTTACAGCCACAAACGTGAATGGTTGGAGATGTTGGGGAAATTATACCGGCGCATTCCCAGGAAGCAACGATGCGAAGGATATCTGGATTCCAGTACGCCGTATGTTCGACTGGCAGGGAAATACATTCATCCAGACTTACTTTGACAAGGTAGATGATCCAATGAATCAGGTTCTCATTGAGTCCATCGTTGATTCAGAAAATATCCGTTGCGCAGCATACGCACCAGACAAATGGGCTGGGGCATCCATTGAATACAGAAAAGAAGATAACCCGACAACAGACATCCTGGCAGGAAAGATGACCTTCAGACAGAAGATTGCACCGTATACTCCTGCACAGGAAATCGACAATACACTGAGCTATGATACAGATCTTCTGGCCAGCGTTCTAGGAGGTGGAGAATAATGATCATTCCTGAGGTAATCAACAATTACAACGTTTATAACGACAAAGCGAATAAGCTGATCGGAATCTCCGGAGAGGTGGAGCTTCCGGAACTGGAAGCTATCACGGACACCATCGAGGCAGCAGGAGTGCTCGGAGAAGTGGAAGATGCAGTAACCGGTCAGTTTTCATCTGCAAAAATTAAGATCCCGTTCTCCAATCTGTACACAGATCTGTTCAGTCTCATGGATACAACAAAGCCTCCACAGCTGACGCTTAGAGGTTCCATGCAGGTCATGGATTCATCAACAGGAGGAACAGACTACGTGCCGGTTAAGATCGTAGTCAGAGGAAAGGCAACCAACTCAAGCCTTGGAAAACTTTCTAAGGGCAAGAAAGGGGAGCCGGAAATCGAGATGGAGATTCTCTATCTTAAAGTAATGATTAACAATAAGACAACACTGGAGCTGGATAAGCTGAACTTTAAGTTCGTTCTGAACGGAAAAGACATGCTTGCAAAAATCAGAAGCCAGTGCTAACAGGAGGAAATGGATATGAGCGAGAAAGCAACCGAAAATACCGTAAACAATGACAATGCTGCAACTGTTGAAAAAAAGCCAGAGATTGTAGTTATCGACAGTAAGAAAGATGAAGTCGAAGAGAGCAACATCGTGGAACTCACAAAGGTTTACCAGTTCGAAGGAGAGACTATCAGTAAGATCGATATGTCAGGCATGGAAGGAATCACAGCCAATGACCTGATTAAAGCGAATAAAGTTCTTCAGGCATCTGGAGTAGTCAGCGTAATGCCAGAGACTAATCTGGAATACGCAATGATTATCGCAGCGAGCGCAACCGGCCGACCGGTTGAGTTCTTTAAAGGATTAGCGCCTCGTGATGCAATGAAGATCAAAAACAAAGTTACATCTTTTTTCTTCGGAGAGGAATAAATCCGAACGACTTATCCGACCTTCGTAAAGTTTGCCTAGTCTTGTCGATCAATCTGCAGACAGGTCTGGATTTTTTCCTCGACCTGTCTCTCTTTGATTTATTGGACCTGTGCGAAGATCTGAAGGAGGTTAATAAGGCGAAGAAATGAGCGACTATAAAATAGCGATCAAGATCGCTGGACAATTAGAAAAATCCTTCTCGTCTTCTATCAAGGAGGCGCAGAAAACATTAAATACAATGGGCGACGCCTTCACAAAAGCAGGAAAGACACTGACTGCAGGCGTCACAATGCCGATCATTGCGCTTGGAGCCTCATCTGTTCAGGAATTCGGTAATGTCGATAAGACGTTGAAACTGGTTCAGGCAACCATGGGATCCACAAGTAGCGAGGCGGCAACACTCGAATCCGCTATGAAAACGGCGGCTGCAAATTCCGTATTCGGAATGCAAGATGCGGCAGATGCAACGTTGAACTTCGCGCGTCAGGGCTTCCAGGCAGCGGAGGC